TTGGGCGGCCTTCTTATCCTTGCTGCGGCGGTCATGGGGCCCATCGCCATCCTGAACGCGGGCCTCATCGCCATGGGGGTCGCGGGTGGCACCGCATCGATCGGCTTGCTCCCCATCATCGGCACGGTCGCGGCGATCGTACTCGGCCTCGCCGCGCTCGCGATGGTCGCCTACGCCATCTATTCGAACTGGGGCGGCATTACCGCGTGGTTTGGCGGGGTGTGGAACGGCATCAAGGGTATCGTGAGCGGCACGCTGCAATGGTTCGCGGCGCTGCCCGCTCGGTTCGCCGAGTTCGGTCGCAACATGATCGCCGGCATCATCACCGGCATTACCAGCAAGCTCGCCGCGCTAAAGGCGACGGTCGTGGGCGCCGCCTCCGGAGCGGCTAACTGGTTCCGGCAGAAGCTGGGCATCCACTCCCCGTCGCGCGTCTTCACGAGCTTCGGCGGCTTCATGATGGACGGGCTATCGAATGGCATCGCCGCAGGCGAAAGTGAACCGGTGCGGCGCCTCGACCGGCTGTCGAAGCGAATGGTCTCCGCGATCGCTCTGGGGACGGCCGCGCCGGCGATGGCCGTCACGCCAGGCGCGGGCGGCGCGCCGGCTCCGAGATCGGCACCGGGCGCCGCGGCAGGCGCGCGGATCTTTAACATCACGATCAACGGCGCCGACAGCAAGGCGGAGGACATCGCGAAGGCCGTTGCCGACGAGATTGATCGCCGCGAGCGGGAGGCCGGCGCCGCGCAGCTATCTGCGTTCGCCGACAACGACGAGTATTGATCGATGTTGCTTGCAATCGGCATGTTCGCCTTCGCCCTTCCGACCCTCGCGTTCGACGAGCTGCAGCGCCGCTGCTCCTACACGCATGCGGTCACGCCTCGCGTCGGGGAGCGTGACGCCACGCAGTTCGTCGGGATCGGGCCGGAGACGATCGCCATCAACGGCACGGCCTATGCCGAGCTGAGCGACGGCGCGGCCTCCCTCGAGCAGCTTCGCGAGATGGCGGCAACGGGCGACGCCTGGTCCCTCGTGGACGGTACCGGGCTGGTCTACGGCGCCTATGTCATCGTCGGCATCGACCAGCGCGGCTCGGCCCTCTTTGCCGATGGCACCGCACGCAAGATCGATTTCGGTATCGATCTCCTGCGCGTCGATAAGATCGCTGCGCTGTGATCGCCAATATTCCAGATTATCGCGTCACGCTTGGCGACGTCGACCTGACGCCGAAGCTCAAGGGAACGGTCACGCGCGGCAACGGCAACCGCCGTCCGCGGCTGGTCTCGCTCTCGATCAGCGAGAAGCGCGGCGAAGCGGCTGACCAGCTCGACATAGTCCTCGACGACACCGACGGCTTGATGGCGCTGCCGGCCGAGGGCGCGGTGCTGCACATCGCGATCGGCTGGGTGCAAGGCAGCGACGTAACGCCCGGCCTGGTCGACAAGGGCAGCTTCACGATCGACGAGGTCTCGCACGCGGGCCCGCCCGACCTGATCACGATCCGCGGTCGCTCGGCCGACTTCACCAGCGACCTGAAGACGCGGCGTGAGAAGAGCTGGCACGGGACGGCGCTCGGCAGCATCGTCACCGAGATCGCCGGCCGCCACAAGCTGACGCCCCGCTGCGCGGCGTCTCTCGCGTCGATCGCCATCACCGACAAGGCGCAGAGCCGGGAAAGCGATCTTGCCTTCCTGCGTCGCCTGGGCCGCGAGCGAAACGCCGTGGCAACCATCAAGCGCGGTTCGCTCATCCTGTCGCCGATCGGCGCCGGCGTAACGCCGAGCGGCAAGACGCTGCCCGCGATCAAGCTCCTACGCAGCGCCGGGGATGGTCATAGCTTCTCGCGCCAGAAGCGGGACGACGTCGCCGGCGTCACCGCGACCTGGCACGATCGCAAGGGTGCCAGGCGCGCAACGGTGACCGCTGGCAAGGCGGACGGCGCGAAGAAGCTGGCGCGTGTCTACGGGTCGGAAGCGGAGGCGCGCGACGCGGCCAATGCCGCCAAGAGCAAAGCCGCGCGTCAGCCGGTCACGCTGGATCTGAACCTGTCGCTCGGGCGCCCCGATGTGTTTCCCGAGCAAAAGGCGACGGTCGCCGGCTACAAAGCAGAGATCGACGCGGTGCAGTGGCTTGTCTCGGAGGTGACGCACGGCATCGGAGACCGCGGTTATACGACGAGGCTGAAGCTGGAATCAGCCGGGTAGCGTAAATGGCTCTGCAGCGAACACCATGCAGGCCTTCGACTTCCTGGTGAGGTAGCTGTTGACCGTCCCGTCATGCAGATAGCGCGGTCGCTCGGACAACCGAAGCGCCTCGCGCAACCTCTGGTCGATCGTCAGCTTGATCCCGGCGGTGCGGAACAGCTCGCGGATTTCCTTCAGGCTAATCGCGATCATGTCGGTGCGGCGCGCGTGATCGAACTCGACGCCTTGCGCCCGCAGGTCGCCCAGCGCGACCCAGAACGGCTCGACGATATCTGGCGGCGCCGGTGTGTCGGACCCGATCCTGTCGATCGGGGGCGGCGCAATGTCCTCAGCCGCGCACGCCTTCACGATCAGCGCGTGGACTACGCGCCGCTTTTCGGGGTTACGCTCGCGCTCGAGCCTGTCCATCAACCCGGGCAGTTCTCGCCGGCGGGCGGTCCGGTCGGACTGTTCCATCTGCGCGGCAGCGCGCTGGCCGGTCATGTCATAGCGGCCAGTTCGGCGAATTGTCGGAAGCACTTCGTTGGTTACCCAACGGCGGAACCGATACGCCACTGTGCCGGGCGTCATCGCTGACCGCGTCCGCAGAACGATAGCATAAAGCCCGCTCTCGCTAACAATCAGCACCTCCTGATCACCGCCAAGGGTATAACTTGAAGTTAGACCCTTCTCATCATCCCCGAGCGGCACGGCGGCTTTGCTGGGATTGGAAATATCCAAGACGCGGCACACATCGGCGAGCACGAACCATGGGTCGCCAGCGCGATCGATCGTTCGAACAGCGTGCTCGTCGAAATCGAAGGAGATGATCGGATTTGCGCTCATAGCCAATCCGTGTAGACACGGTTTAATGGCAGCACAAGAAACTTTGGCGACACGGAAACGTCGCGGCCCGCAGCCGACTGGCAAAGGCACCCCCGTTGGCGTTCGACTGCAGCCTGATGACCTCGCAGCGATCGACGCTTGGATTGCGGCACAGCCAGATAAGCCATCGCGGCCCGAAGCCGTGCGGCGACTTGTTACGGCTGGCCTAGCAGCGAACCACTGAAGCCGTCATCAATCTGATAACGGCTTTGCTCACGGCCGTGAAGAAGTTCACCACGGCTTTGGCTCAAACCGGCTTCACCACCCTCGTAATGCGGCCGATGATATTGATCTCGGAGTGGTGCGCGGTATCCTCGGGTACGTCGCTGTTATCCGACAGGATCGTCACCTTCTCGCCGCGCACGCGCAGGCGTTTGATCATCGCCATGTCGCCGATCGTGAACGCCCAGATCAGATCCTGATCCTCAACGCGCCGCTCCGAGCGGTCAATCAGCACCATGTCGTTGTCATTGATCGTCGGCGCCATGGAGTCGCCTTTTCCTCGCGCCCAAGCAAGGTGCGCTGGAGCAGTATGCGTAAGCTGCTCGACCCACGGCTTCGGGAAATGAAGCACGTCGACCTGTATACGATCATCCGCGAACGTCGCGCCCATTCCGTACGCCATATCGACTGAAGCGATCTCGACAAGTTCGAGGTGCTGAGCGATTTCGCTCTCTGTAGGCGCAAGGAACGCTCCCTCGTCCGGATCGTCAGTCTCGCCCTGCAGATACGCAGTTGATGTCTGAAGCCCTCGCGCAATAGCCGGCAGGCTTTTCGACCCCGTTTTGTTGCGATTTATCAGCGCGTGGATAGCAGGCTGCGTTAGGCCGGCCCTTCTCGCCAATTCCGTTTGAGTTATGCCGAGTGCCTCGATCCGGGCGCTGATTCGTTCACCGAGGGTCATCAGCCCCGGTTATATCTTTGGTTATAACGCGCGACCAAAATGCGGTTATTGACTTCGGTATCACCACAGTTATAACGCCGGTTATGACGACGACGGTAACCCCCTTCGAAGCACTTCAATCTGCGCTTGTTGCGGCGGGTACGCAGGCAGCGTTGGCCAGTATCTGCGGCGTTACACAGCCTGCGGTATGGAAGTGGCTGCAGAGCAGCAAGCGGCTCCCCGCTGAGCATTGTATTGCAGTCGAGCGCGAGACCGGCGTTTCGAAGCATCTCTTGCGTCCTGACATCTATCCTACGGAGCTGTCGTCCGATCCCCATCCGATGGATGACACGTCCGGTTTCGTAGACCCGGCTGCCTCGACCGTCGCGTGCGATCAGGGCGCCATTTTGCACCGGGCGGCTCGGGCATGAGCGATCTTCGCCAAGGCGTCACCGGAGCAGGCCATGCCGTGCTCGACTCTTACGACAAGCGCCGGTCGGCTTGGGGGCAGTGCCTAACCGTCGACCTCCAACTGAATTGGGCGGCCAACCTTGTGATGTCGGCCAGCACGGGTAATTTCCCGCTGAAGCTGACACGTGAGATGGCGATCGAGGCGGCCGCACGCCTGATCGATGCGGTCGGCGAAATCGATCGCCGCATTGCCACGGGTGACGCATGACGAACCCGCGCACCCCGAAGACCTTTGCTGACGCAATGACGCGCGTCGCCGGCCTGCTCACCTGGGAGGTTTGCGCGAAGCTCGTGAAGCGCTCGACTCGCTGCGTTCGCAACTGGTCGGAACCGGCCTGCGCGAAGCGGCCGACCGTCGACCAGGCGCTGATCCTCGACGCCGCCTATCAGCAGGAGGGCGGCGAGGGCGCTCCCTTCCGCGAAGCCTATGAATTCCTGCTCGACGTCCGCGTGACCGAGCAGACGGCATGCCAGCGCGCGCTGGCCGGCGAGACCGCGACGTTCGCGCTCGAGTCCGGCCAGGCCGTCGCCGCAGTGATGGCTGTCACCCAATCGAATGCCTCGCCGCGCGAAATCCATCGCGCTGTCGCCGAGGTTACGCATGCGCACACGGCCTCGGCCGCGTTGCTGCGGCGGCTCACTAGTTTCCTTCCGTTCGGCGCGGGGCCGCACGCGGGAAAGCTCGGGGGTACCCACCTGTGAAGAAGACGTCTCGTCCCAGAATTCCGACCATCCACTGCCCGCACTGCAACGCGCGGTCGATGGCCCGCACCAGCGAACAGCTCTCTCCGACGTGCCGCGAAATGCGGCTGCGTTGCGAGGACGACGATTGCGGTCACCAGTTCGTCATTCAGGTCGCTGTGATCCGCACCGTCGTGGCGAGCCGTAAGCCGAACCCGGAGGTCACGCTCCCTTTCTCCAACCCGAACCTGACGGCGCAGCGACCGAAACCGGCCAATGACGACGTGATGGTTCCGACCCCGGCCAATGACGACGTGCCCGACACCGCGGCTGTCGATCCCATGACCGGCTGATCCCCGCGGCCTCGGCCGCACCGTCCCCGCTGATCGACCTCCCCCCGGCGCACCCTTCGCCGGGAACGGCCCCCGCTTGCCCGAAAGACTTCACTTTCCATGCGTTCAGACCTGCACCGAGATTTGCTGCTCCGCTTGAAGACCGACTTCGGTCTTCAGGTGAAGGGCAAGTACCTGCGCGGCGGAAAATGCCCGGCCGAGCATGGCGGATGCGGCAAGAAGGACGTCCTTTGGTCCAACGCCGAGAAGCCATGGATCCTCCGCTGCGGCCGCGAGGATAAATGCGGCGAGACCTTCGCCGTGAAGTCCCTCTACCCCGAGATCTTCGACGATTGGTCGAAGCGCCATGCAAAGACGCCCGAGGCACCCAACGCCGCCGCCGACGCCTACCTGTCGCACGCCCGCGGCTTCGATCTACTCGGCCTGCGCGGCCTCTATACGCAGGAATGGTATCAGGATCAGAAGCTCGGGATCGGCTCCGCCACCGTGCGCTTTCCGCTCCCCGGCGGCACCTATTGGGAACGCCTGATCGACCAGCCCGGCCGGTTCGGGGACAAGAAGGCGAACTTCGCCTGGGGCGGCACCTACAAGGGCGAGTGGTGGTCGATGCTGCCGATCGAGAAGCTCGCCGCGGCGGACTCGATCTGGCTTGTCGAGGGCATCTTCGATTCGATCGCCATGGTGCAGACCGCGGGACAGCCCGCCGTCAGCCTGATGAGCTGCAACAACTACCCGGAGAAGGCGCTCGAGGCCCTGCGCCGTGCCGCGGCCGAGCTGGGGAAGAAGGCGCCCAAGATCATCTTCGCGTTCGATGTCGGCAAGGCCGGCGTCAGCTACACCCGCAAGTTCGTGAAGCAGGCGCGCGAGGAAGGCTGGATCGTCGGCGCCGCGCAGGTCCGTCCAGACGGCGAGGGCGAGAAGCGCGATTGGAACGACCTGGCGCTGGCCGACGAGCTGAAGCCCGAACACCTCGACGACTACCTCTACAATGGCGACGTCACGATCGCGTCGGACGCCTCCGAAAAGGCGATGCTGATCTACAAGCGCAACCGCTACGCGTCCTTCCCCCTCGTGTTCGGCGGGCGTCAGCTTTGGGCGACATTCTCGGTCGAGCGCATCCAGCAGGTCCAACAGCAATGGATGGAGAGCGACGACCCCGAGTTCGCCGCCTTCAAGGACATGTCGCCCCAGGACCGCTGGGACCGCGCTGCGGCCGAGGCGATCGACATCACCGAGCTCGCAAACTGCGTGTTCCGGACGCTCTATTTCCAGAAGGACGCCGCGCTTGAGGAAGGCGCCTATTTCCTCCGCGTAGATTTCCCGTCCGACCGCCCGACCGTGAAGGCGACCTTCTCCGGATCGGCCGTCACGACAAGCGGCGAATTTACGAAGCGCCTGGCGTCCGTCGCGCCCGGCGCGCTCTGGACCGGCTCGCAGAATCAGATCGCCCGCCTCATGCAGATGCAGTGGGGCAAGATCCGCACCGTCGAGGCGATTCAGCACACCGGCTATTCGATCGACCACGACGCCTACATCTTCGGCGACATCGCCGTGCACCGTGGCCGGGTCTACAACCCGAACGAGGACGATTATTTCATCCTCGGCAAGCGGTCGGTCAAGCTGCGCACGACCGACCGCCTGCTGCGCATCACCTACGACGCCGACAAGCTCGACTTGTCGTGGGTCAAGGATCTCGTCACCGCCTACCGCGCCAAGGGCGTCGTCGTGTTGGCGTTCTGGGTTCTGGCGCTGTTCGCCGAGCAGATCCGCAACATGCAGGACAGCGTCGCCTTCCTCGAGGCGACCGGACTCCCCGGCACCGGCAAGTCGACGCTGCTCGAATTCCTGTGGAAGGTGACGGGCCGCTCGAATTACGAGGGCTTCGATCCGACCAAGGCAACGTCGGCCGGCATCGCCCGCACCATGGGGCAGGTCGGCAATCTGCCCGTCGTGCTCATCGAAGGCGACCGCAGCAAGGACAGCCCGCACGCCAAGCGGTTCGAATGGGACGAGCTGAAGACCGCCTATAATGGTCGCGCCGTCCGCACCCGCGCCATAGCCAATGGCGGCATGGAGACGTTCGAACCGCCCTTCCGCGGCGCGATCGTCATTGCCCAGAACGACGTCGTCGAAGGCTCGCCGGCGATCACCGAGCGTATCCTCGGCATCCATTTCGACAAGTCGCACTTCAGCGAGGCTGGCAAGACCGCGGCCGAGCGCCTGTCGGCGATGCCGATGGAGGACATCAGCGGCTTCCCGGTGCACATCGTGCGCCGCGAGAAAGAGATCCTCGAGCGCTACCGCGCCGCCTTCGCCCATCACGAAGCGCTGATGCTGAAGCACCCTGGCATCCGCAACGGACGTCTCGCCAAGAACCACGCGCAGCTTGCCGCCATGCTCGATGCCATGCGCATCGTCGTGCGGTCGCTTTCGGACGCCGATGTCACCGCTGCCCATGCCGCGATCGTCGACATGCTCGAG